GGATGAGTGACTGGTTTGTAAGTATGTCCTCATCTTTTGCGGTCATGTATCGAATTTCTACGGATTCTTTTCCTTTTAATGGATGTCCATCTGGGTAGTATTTTCCTTTTGATGGAATGTCAACCATTTCTGTTGGGGCAACAAAGTCCAGGAGACTCATTGGTGGGGTCTCTGCTGGTTCCGCCTTATTACTGCCCAGGCGGTTTGAATTATTTCTTCCCAATTTTCACCTCACTGTCTAGGGGAGTTTTTCGTATGTACCTCTACCAGATTTGTCGGCTTGTGATCTTGGCGAGCCTGGTGAAGTTGGATCAATGTTGTTATTTGTGATGCCTGTCTCATCCACAGCATTATTAGAAGCACCTGCTTGTGGATCAGCGATAACATTAGTCGCCTTCAGATTTTTTTGCTCTTGCCCTGCTCTGGTTAATTCTCTATTATTCTCGGTGTTATTTCCTTTTTCAAGTTCCGCAAAATCATAAGTTATTTCAATTGATAACTCAACCAAGTCATCAGAGGAATAATCTAACTTACCAAAGTTTACGCTTGTAACAATGCTGTTTTTTAGTCTCCATGCTTCAAGTTTACCACCTTCATCATCAAGTTGAAAAAACTCAATGTCATTACCAGCGCCGTCAAAACCATTCTTTTTAACACCATCTGCTACAGTAGAAGAGTTTGGTTTATTATAACCAGAGTTTGTTAAATAATTATAGATCTTGTTTGTCTGCACTGAATCATCAACAACCGTAATCATAACAGGTTGCCAAGTAACAATACCAGGAAAGTTAAATTGATGGTTGATAAGTCTGTAAGGGTTGCTAGACACGTTGACAGTGGGCTTATCAATTGACTTTGCCCACCACCACACATCAGTACCATGAATTTTAAAACGGAATTGTCTTTTTGGCGCGACTCTGCTATTTTTCCAAAACGCCATTAGTTTTATTTGCTCCCACCAAAGTATTCTCTATCCTCAACACCTTCTCTACCTTGTGACTTAATCTGGCAAGTTGCCCAGTCATAAGCAATGGTTAAACTAATTTCTCTTAGATCATCTGAATCATAACTAAATGTTCCAAGATCAGCGTCAATAATAAATGGATTGTTGAGGACCCAAATCTCAATAGTTGCACCCTCAGCATTAATAATACTAATTTCAAAAGTTTCAATTGCATCATCAGTTGCTTTCTTTTTAGAGATTGTTGCTAAAGTTTGGTCACCTGCTGGTGGCTCATTTACTTTATAACCACTTTGTTCCAACAAGCGCATGACTTGCTGAACAGAATCAGGGCCGCTTGGATCAACCATTGTTAAGGTAACATCCTGCCATCTGACCTTCCCAGGGAATTTGTATACATTATCAAGGTATTGATGTTCAACGGGGGTCGAGGTAAATGTTGGGATCTTAACGTTTTTGGCCCACCACATTCCGCCTTCTTTGCCAAAATTTACTTTAAATCTAAAAAGTCTTTTAGGTTCTACTGTATTCTCTTTCCAAAATGCCATTATAATTGTCTCCTATATATTTTAATTAGTGTTTACTCGAATTCTACACCGCTTCTAGAGATAACAAAATCAATAGCAATGAATTCAATAGCACGGGCAGGTTTTACAAAAATCTGAGCATACATGATGTTCTGATCAATCAAATCAGGTGTGGTAGTAGTCTCATCAAGAACAATCTTAAACTCGGTGATACCAAAGTTAGATTTAACGCTTTGAAGGATTTTACCTGCTTGTGACCTAAAGCGACCAAATGTTACATCAACTGCTTGATCAAACAATAGATTACGAGCAACAGCACCAATACGCTTCTTGATAAATACCATCAATCGACGAACGTTGATACGATCAAGAGCAGACTGCTGAAGTTGTAGAGTCTTTTGCCCGAATACAACAATCCCACCAGCAGCAGAAAAGTTTGCGATTGGATTAATCTTTGCAGCATAAAGTTCATCACGAAGACCTTTTGTTAGTCTCTCATTAGTATCAAGAACTCTAGGTCCATTTGATCCACCAAGAGGATTCAAACCACCACGATTAAACCCAGCAGGGGCAAACCATGGTTGAGATGCTCTCTCAGATGCAGCAATAGCACCAATACCTGCAATTGATGGTGGGACAATAAGATTTACATCATTAATTGTATCACCCAAAAGCACTGATGGGTAATAAGCAGTAGCATAAGAGTTATTGATAAATCTGTTCTCTAGGTTTGTAACTGTTGCAGAAACAGAACCATCTTTATCAACTCCATTTTGCCCATCATATCCTGGGACGAATCCGCCATCAAGATCAATAATCGCAAGGTGATCAGTACGAGAGGCAGCATTTTGAAGAACACGATCGGTTATATTATTATCAGTAATACCAGGAATAGAAAGTAAATCATATGCACAGTATTCTGGATCTGATACAATATCAAGTGCTTTTTCAAGAGTTGCTCTTTCATAATTTGATCTAACATCAGAGCCAATGTTTGTGTTATCAAATGGGTCTGCTTCAAGTATGTCAAGACCATCACGACCGCCCATAAATGGAGCAACAAATTGTCTAACACCACCACTTACAGTGTTTGTAAGAAGTGTCTTAAGATCACTTTTTCTAGTTACAGAGTTGTTATTCGCATAAGAACCCTCTTCAAAGTAGAAATTTCTTTCTCCAAGACCAGCAGCGTCCAATCTTTGTCGCAGATCATCAAGGGTAAATGTGAAAGAGTACTCAGCAGATGAATTAGGTGTTGCACCTTCTGCCAGAAAATGAGTTAAACTTCCTGGTAATTCTCTAAGGATATCATTATAACTTCCATCTTGCCCACGAGAGGCAGCACTTCTTCTATGGTCGATTCCAAATGGGTACGTATGTCCATACCCATTGCCACCACGAGCACTATTTTGACTGGTTAATCTTAAAGCAGGGAATGTAAATGAAGCAGTAACTTTTGTATTTCCGCATTGAACCTGAACTGTTCTAGGGAATGTTCCGGCTTCACCGGTAGCAGAACTACCAACACGGCCATCTTTATTTGGTATATCGACGCCACCAGTGACAAATGCATTGAGTTGTCTTCCTGCTACAGCAGTTCCCCAAACAGGGGCGCCTGCTGCTGGAGCAGTAAGTGTATGGATATTTGCTGAACCAGAAATAATGGAGAATCCATTAGGTCTTAGTGGCCCTCTAAATCCAACTGGTAGGGAAAGTTTGTTTGTCAATGTTCTGTTTGCAACAAGAGATGACATTTCAACCCTAACGAGATCAGATCTGTTTGGATGAAGACCTTCATTGTTAAATCTTTTCTCAACCGAATCCCATACAAGTCTTTGGTCTCCAATTTTTCTTGCAATATAGTCAGATCTTCCAGGATCAAGAGTACATCCAGTGTATTGTTCAATAACTCTATTATCAGAACCTTCAACAATGTTTACAGTAAATGTTGATGGGATTTCTCTCTTACCGAGAACCAAATCAGAAATTAATACTTTATATCTCTTTTGGAAATCTGCGCCTTCGCTTAATGCAACAAACTTAAATAACTGTTCTTGTTGTGGTTGTTGACTAATAAACCAACCTGACTGTGCTGCTTGAGCATTACCAAGGTTATAACCCCAGTTTTCAACAGCAGATCCAGACTGAAGTGCTAAAATGACACCATACTGATGTCCCGAAGATGAACTAATATCATTGACAGAGTTTTGAACTGCTTGCTCATAGGTCTCTCCCAAGAAATATTTTACATCTGTTGCGCCAAAGTTTTCATTATTTTTTAGTCTTTGTGGATTAGTGCTTAAAAGGTTTCTGACGTAAGAATTTTGATCAGTAGGATCAAAGTTAACTGTGTGTTGTTCAATCACACCAACTCCACTTGTCCCAGCACCAGATAATATAAGTTTAAATGTACTATTAGCACCAATAGACTTTATCAATCTTGCGGCACCGGTTACATTAACTAGTGGAACTGCCGATCCGGATGCAGGCTCTCCAGCCAATTGAATCGAAGTTCCAGAAACATAAAAAACAGCAGCAAGAGTACCAGGATGACGATGCATATCTTCTGCGGCACCAGACGGTGTGAATCTT